CGCCTGCAAAGTATGGCAAATATTTTGACAAATTTATCCAGAAGGAGATAAGCGTGGACAAGATAGAAGAAGCCAAAAAATTATTAAAGACAGCAATAGAAACCGATGACGCAGAACTTGTGTCTTTAGCCAACAAAATATTACAGCAGGCAGACAAGAAAACAGAATCCGAACCACCTGACCAAGCCGTGGGGAGAAACGTTAGTACCGAAGACTTCGTTGCCCCCATCACAAAGCCAGACAAAATGCCTACCCACAAGGGGTCGCCCGTTAACGACGTGAGTAATAGAGTTAATCAATTTGTGGATGATGGCTCCGAAGCCAAGGACGTATTAACTCCTGACTTTCAGCCCGTTGAACGTCGCCGCCCATCAGTCAAGAAAGTAGATCAGGTCTGCGGACGATGTAATAAACAGTATTCAGTTCACCCCACACATGTTCGAGAGTTCTTCACCTGCGACAAATGTCTAAAAAAATAAATAAAAAACTGGAAGACTTAGCTGCGGAAAGAGCCGTGTTATCGGCCCTTTGCCAGTATGGCTTAGATGCTTTTCTAGAGGTTGACTTCATTGACGGTGATCATTTTACCGACACGATGAATCAGCTTTTATTCCACTGTATACATAAGTCAATCTCAGAAAACACTAAGGTGGAACTATCTTCTATACTATCTGCTGCAAACGACTTGGGTGTATACGATCAGATTAACACAAAAGAGGAAATAGGCTTTCTTAGGTCTCTCTTTAATTTTCCCATCCACAAGGAAAATGTTGGCTCGCACGCAGCAAAAATAGCAAAGCTTAAATTAGCGAGAGACTTAAAAAAGACACTCAAAGCCTGTGAGAAGGATCTTGATTCGGTTACTGGTGACGAAGACATCATGGACCTAGTGGCAAAGATTGAAGAGCCACTTTTAGATGCCACTGGTGACATATATCAAAACTCCAGCAATAAAACAGAACTTCTTGGAGACGGTATCGACGAATATGTTCAGCATCTCACAGAAAACGTGTCTGATTTTGCTGGCATCCCAAGTGGATTCTCTCGGTTTGATATGGCTATTGGCGGAGGGCTCCGGAGGAAGTGCGTAGACCTAGTTGCCGCCAGACCAAAGGTTGGTAAATCTATGTTTGGTGATGCCGTGGCGATGCATGTTAGCTCCAACCTTAATATTCCGGTACTTGTCTTGGACACAGAAATGTCTAAAGAAGATCATTACAACCGTATCCTTGCCAGCATTGCGGGCGTAGAGATCAACAAAATTGCAACCGGAAAATTTTCTGAAAACGAAATAGACAAGGAAAAGGTTAATAACGCAAAGCTTAAAATGAAAGAGGTGCCATACCATTACATTAGTATAGCCGGGCAATCGTTTGAGGCCATACTTAGCATGATGCGCAAATGGATTTATCAGCATGTGGGATTTGATGAGAATGGCGCTACAAGAGACTGCCTTATCGTCTACGACTATTTGAAGCTAATGGGCTCTGAGGGGATCAGTTCTTCAATGCAGGAATATCAGGTTCTTGGGTTTCAGATCACCAAGCTTCACAACTTCATGGTTAAATATGATGTTCCGTGCTTGGCGTTTGTTCAATTAAACAGAGATGGTATTACTAGAGAATCAACTGACGTGGTATCCGGTTCAGATAGACTAATTTGGTTGTGTACTAGCTTTTCTATATTCAAAATGAAGTCCGACGAAGAAATGGCCGACGACAACGCAGAGAACGGAAACAGGAAACTTGTGCCTGTTGTGGCTAGACACGGCGAGGGTCTCGATGACGGCGACTACGTAAGCATGAAAATGTTTGGCAAATATGGCAGAATAGAGGAAGGACTTACCAGAAATGAAATTCACCAAAATGCGAGATCTAGAGCGGAAGGGTTTGAAATAGATGAAGACATTGAGTCAGAATCAAATATCCAAGATCTGTGAAAGCCTATTTGAAGACTTGCCGAAATTATTGGATGCGTTTGGTGTTGAATACATAGAGTATCCAAATAGATATTCATTTGCGTGTCCTGTGCATGGTGGAGACAACCCAGAGGGATGTAGTATTTTTACTGATGGAACATCATCAAAGGGAAACTGGCAATGCTGGACACACCACTGTGAAGAAGAATACACCAACAACCTATTTGGATTCGTTCGTGGAATGGTGTCTGAACAAAGGTCAAAAAAAATATCACTAAATGAAACCGCAGCGTTCTGCACCCAGTTTCTCGACACCACTTTGGATAAATTAGATGTTCCAGTATCTAAACCGAATCAAGACTTAAAAATTTTAGAAATATTTAAAAGATGTATACACAGAGAGCATTCGGGAATATCGAGAGATGAGATTAGATCTAAGATAAACATTCCCTCCAAGTACTATATTGACAGAGGTTTTAAGCCAGAAACACTAGATGCATTTGACGTAGGTTTGTGTGAGGAGAAATACAAACCTATGTCTGGAAGAGTTGTTGTGCCGATATATGACGAAAACTATAGCTATGTGGGGTGTGTGGGTAGAGGTATTTCCCCAGAAATGAAACCAAAATGGCTACATAGTAGTGGGTTTAAAAAGAATGTGCTGTATGGGCTAAACATAGCATATAAGTATATACAAGAAAAACAGTCTGTGGTACTGGTTGAAGGGCAGGGGGATGTCTGGAGAATGCACGAAGCTGGCTGTAAAAATTGTGTTGGTATATTTGGCTCAAGCATAAATGATGAACAATTGTTGCTCCTTGAACAAAGCGGAGCCATGAATCTAATAATATTGACTGACTCGGACGATGCTGGTAACAAGGCATACCTACAAATAATGAAAAAATGTGGAAGAAGATTTAATTATTATAGGCCGGAAATTTCAACCAAGGACGTGGGAGAAATGACCATCGAACAATTACACACTGAACTCTTTCCCCAAATAGAAGGAATGATATAATGAATAGTAAAATTCTTGCATTCGCTGGCCACAAACAGGCCGGTAAAACCGCGTGCTCAAATTTTATACACGGCTACCAGCTCCGAGCGCAGGGTGTTATAAATACATTTAACATAACTACTAAGGGTGAGCTTATTGTAGATACAGTTATAACTAATCCGGATGGGACGGAAGAGCGAGCACATGCGGCTCTAGATGTAAGCAGAAATGATGAAGAATTTGCCGCGTGGGCAATGTACAACATGTGGCCATACGTGAAAAAATATTCTTTTGCTGCTCCGCTGAAGGAAATTGCTACAACCCTATTTGGCCTTAAGTCTGAACAGGTGTACGGCACAGAGATACAAAAAAACACTAAAACATGGTTCAAGTGGGAAGACATGCCGGGAGTTATTACAGACAAGGCAGCAACAAAGCATAAAGATATTCAGGCGGCAATCGAAGAAGGAAGAATCCAGTATCATAAGCCGGGCAAAATGACTGCTAGAGAATTTTTACAGTTTTTTGGTACTGATATATGTCGCAACATCTTTCCGGACATCTGGCAAGAGAGACTGATAAACAGTATAGCCGCAGAAGGGCCACTGGTGGCAATTATTGACGATTGCAGATTTCCAAACGAAATAGAGGCAATTCAGGCAGCTGGTGGAAAAGTGGTACGTCTTACTCGAAGTCCACACAAAGATGGGCACGCAAGCGAAACTGCTATAGATGGTTACAAGAATTTTGATGCAACGATTGACAATGCGAAACTTTCCATGCATGAAACTAATGTGGAAATAATCACGCTGTTGGGTGAGTGGGGCTGGCTAGGAGAGTCGGTTAAGCCGCCGGAGCTGAAGCCGAGGACCCCAGAACCCGAACAGCCGAAACACCCACTACAATCGAGCGATGAGCCCGAATTAGTGGGCGGCATACACACCATAAAAAAGGAATCCGAATGATAGTTACATATATACGTAGCTCTTCTTACAACAATTACGATTACTGCCAGATGCAATACTTTATAACGTATGTTCTGGGACATAGATCTATATCAGGCAAGAAAGCACAATTGGGAACGATTGTTCATAAGGTAATGGAGTGTCTGGCGGCCTGCAAGAAGGAGCTACAAGAAACAAATAAAAAAATAGGGCTCTCGATAACAGACGATGCTCTTGGTGAAATAAAGTTTACGGCAAAAAAACTATACACTAAGAAGTTTGTCAAGGATTTGCTTGACTCAAGTTACCAATATTATACCGAGAGCTGTACGCATAGCTACACCGGAGCCGATTTAAGGTTTTGCAAAAAGTCCGTTGATGACGCCCTCTCCTATAACGATGGGCAATTTGACCCTCGCAACAGAAATGTGGTGGCATCAGAGCCACAATTTGATATTCCAATTGAGGAAGACTGGGCAAAATATGAATACACAATGCCAAATGGAGAAAAGGTTACGGGCCAGTTAGCTATCAAGGGAACTATAGATCTGGTGACGGAAATAGATGATGGAGTAATCGAAGTAATAGACTGGAAAACGGGAAGAAGGCTGAATTGGGCCACGGGAGAAGAAAAAACTTACGAAAAATTACTTGAAGATCCACAACTCTTATTGTATAATTATGCAATATCCAAGATGTTTCCAGAATACGAACAGGCAATTATGTCGATATTCTATATTAGGGACGGTGGTCCATTCAGTATGTGTTTCGATAAGGCCGATCAAACAAAGTTCTTAGGTATGCTGGAAAAGAGATTCAAGCAGATAAAAAGAAATGATTCTCCAATGCCTATTTCAAGAAATAGATCCCACTTCAAGTGTACAAAGCTGTGCCATTTCTATAAAAACAATTGGCCCGGAACAAATATGTCTATGTGTGAACATGTAGATGAGCACTTGAAGGCATGTGGAGAGCAAGAAACGATAGAAAGCTGTAGCCGAGAAGGATTTGAAATAGGATACTATGAGGCACCCGGATAATGATTGAAATAAAGATAACAGAAGAAATGAAGAAGCGGGCTTGGAGCAAGGCTCGCAGCATGGGAGAAATTAACAATTCGATCACAAAAGGCGGCGGTAACATTGCTGGTTTTTTGGGTGAAGAAATCGCTAATAAGATTATTAAAGGTGATATCAATAACACATATGATTATGATATAATTAAAAATGGTGTTACATACGATGTTAAAACAAAAAGATGTACTAGCGAACCCAAAGAATATTACGAGTGTTCCGTCGCCGCTTTTAACACTAGGCAAAAATGCGATCATTATGTTTTCGTTAGGGTGGAAAACGTAAAGGGAAAATGGGGGCGTGCGTGGATACTGGGCTCCTATGAAAAAGATAAGTACTTCAAGGACGCTAGATTTTTGAAAAAGGGACAGATCGACGGAAACAACAACTTTAGGGTAAAAGCAGATTGTTATAATATCGCTATTAAGGACCTGAAAGACGTATGAGCTGGATACCAATAAACTGCAAGACGCACTTTAGTTTGCTTCAAGCGTTCTCTAAGTGCGAAAAATTGGCTCAAAAGTGTAAAGAGTATGGATATGGAGCGTGCGTCATATCCGACATGAATACTGTTTCTGGGGCTGTAAACTTCCATCAGGCATGTCGTAAGCACGGCATTAAGCCCCTGTTGGGATGTGATTTCGGGGACTACATTCTCATAGCGAAAAACAAAGATGGGTGGCTAGATCTAATTAAAATTGTATCACAGCACGATCTGGAGATACTCAAAAATGGAGCCAGTCAAGGCAATCTTATTTGCGTCACCAGAGACATGCAGCCCGGATATAAAAAACTATTTGGCCCTAATTACTTTTGCTACAATTACGACACCCACAAAGTATATTATGTGACACAAGACGAAGCCGAAGCCCATCGTGTTATTTTATGTTCTGGAATGAAAACAACATTACCTAAAGCAAGGGCCAAACTCAAGAAAGGCGAAGAAATTGGACATCAAGAGTTTTTTGAATCGGATGGTTTTTATCTTCCGTCTCCCAAAGAAGTTGAGGACAGCAAGAAAAACATAGATCTATTAAATAAAATAGCCGACATGTGTGAAGAATATGAAGTCACAGGAAAACCGATGCTTCCCAAATTTGAGTGTCCCGAAGGATTCAACGAGGACCAATACATAAAAGAACTATGTAGGCGTGGGTGGCGTATGAGACTAATGGAAAAAGGTGTCGTTTCCGACCCAGAAAAAAAACAAGAGTATCTAGACAGGGTTAATCGGGAGCTTGAGGTTATTTTTAAAGCTAGTCTGTCTGGGTATTTTTTGATTGTGCAGGATATTGTAAACCACATCAAGGATCAAGGTTGGCTGGCTGGTCCCGGTCGTGGATCAGCTGCGGGATGTTTGATATCTTATCTTTTGGGTATCACAGAAGTCGATCCTATCCGGTATGATCTTATTTTTGAAAGATTTTATAACGAAGGAAGAAACTCAGAAGATCATATTTCACTACCAGACATTGATGTAGATGTTCCGGCGGAGCATCGTGACGAGATCATAGAATACATCAAGCAAAAATATAATCCCGACAACGTGTCACAAATGATTACATTTGGTAGACTTCAGGGACGAGCAGCACTAAAAGAAGTACTAAGGATTAACGACGCTGTGTCATTCGCTGAAATGAATGAGATAACTAAGTGTATTCCAAATGAAGCAGACATATCTGACCAATTGGAGGTTATGGAAGATAGGTCTATAATCAAATGGACACTGATGAATGAGCCGGAAGAACTAAAAGAATGGTGTATTATGGATGAGGAAGGCGGCTTGGATGGATCGCTGGCTTCACTGTTTGATCAAGCCATTAAAATTGAAGGCACTAATAAGTCGCAGGGCAAACATGCGGCTGGTGTAATTATAGCCAAAGAAAGACTCAAGGATATATGTCCGATGACGCTGGATAGAAGCGGACAAACTATAGCCGCCTTTGAAATGAACGATCTGGAAAATCAAGGACATGTTAAATTTGACATTCTAGGAATAGATTTATTAAGCAAGATAATGGATATAACAAATGAATAAACTTAAGACGAACGCCCAGCGAGGCGACTACAAGTCCGTAATATTTTCCGGCTGCTCAATTGAGTGCAACGGTGTCTCAATATGCAATCTTAGAGATCATAACACTAGTAGCACAGGAAATGGGGGGTCTAGATATCAGGTATGGTCAGATAGGTACAGGTGTTATGATATGTTCCATAACATAGACGATGCCGTAGACAAGTTTCTTGAGTTAAAGCAAAGGAGATAATCATCAATTATCGCGATATTATAGTTTTCGACTTTGAGACGGGTGGCGCTAATCCACACACCTGTCAACCAACCCAAATTGCCGCCGTTGCCATACACGCCAGAAAGCTAGAGATTCAGCCGGGCGGAACTTTCAACAGCGAGATCAGACCCATTATAGATGATGACAAGGCTATCGAGGCAGGTGTTGCACCACTCGAAGACAAAGCGCTAGAGATAACAAGAAAAACAAGAAAGGAACTAGCTAAGGCACCGCTTCCTAAGACAGTTTGGAACAAGTTCGCCAAATTTTGCGATAGGTACAATTTTAAGAAGACTTCTTATTATGCGCCAATTGCCGCCGGATACAATATCAATGGATATGATATGCCAATCGTAGAACGCATGTGTCAGCAATACGGCCCTATTGACGAAAAGAAGGGATGTCAAAAGATATTTAATCCCATCTTCACCATTGATGTCATGCAACATATTTATTGTTGGTTTGAGAATAATCAAGATGTTAAAGGGTATAGTATGGATTACATGCGTGATTATTTCGGGATGAGTGACCAGAGCAAGGAAAACGCGCATGATGCACTACAAGACGTAAAAGATACCGCCAATCTTATGATAAAGTTCTTGAAGCTGCAAAGAGGACTGTTGAAAAAAGTTAAATTTGAGAAGGCTTTTGCCAAGGGCGAGGTTTACGTTTAGATGAATGATTTTGATATCAATAATTTTGAAGATGATAATGTTTGGGATTTAATTTGTGATGGTCAAACTAAAGGGGTATTTCAGCTAGAATCCCAGTTGGGCAGATCTTGGGCCAAAAAGGTCCAGCCACGCAATATCAATGATTTAGCTGCATTAATATCCCTCATTCGTCCCGGTTGCCTAAGAGCTGTGACGGATGGCAAGTCCATGACACAACACTATTGCGACAGAAAAGCCAACAAAGATCCTGTCACTTATCCAGACGATTCTCTTGCGAATATTTTGTCTGAGACATACGGCGTTCTTGTTTACCAAGAGCAGTCTATGATGATAGCTCAAAAATTGGCTGGGTTTGACCTCAAGGAAGCCGACGATCTTCGAAAAGCCATCGGCAAAAAGAAAGCCAACCTAATGGAAAAGGTGAAGGGAGCATTTCTCAAGGGAGCTGAGAAAGAGGGGGTTGTCACTAAAGAGGTTGCAGAGGAAATTTTTTCTTGGATCGAAAAGTCCAATAGATACGCATTTAATAAGTCACACGCAGTGTCATATGCAATCAATGCTTACTGGAGCGCGTATTGCAAACGATATAGGACCGTGCGATTCTATGTGTCTTACTTAAACCATTCTGATCGGAAACCTGATTCCCAGAAAGAATTGAAAGAGCTTATTGTAGATGCCAAGCTTTCAGATATTGAGGTTTATCCGCCCAGACTTCAGCACCTTTACACAGACTTTTGCGCAAAGGACCAAAGAATATATTTTGGAATGAGGCACATTAAACATGTGGGAGAAAAAGAGTGCCAAAAAATAGAAGACATATGTAATGAAAAAGACATTTCGTCCTATGCGTGGATGGACATATTAACACGAGTCATACATAAAACAAGGCTAAACAAAAGAGCGGCTATCGCTCTCATATCCGTAGGGGCGTTTAATGGCGCAAACAACACCATGGATCGAGAGCAAATGTTGTATGAATTTGATAGCTGGAAGGGCTTAACCGCCAGAGAGCAAGAATATATTGTTAATGCGCGAGATAGCTATGATAAAGATACCACTCTTTCGGAATGTATTGGAGACATGATCAATAATAGCAAGATTAACAGCCGAAGACTTACCACAGTTCTTGCCATTAAACAAATGTTGGACAAGCCTCCCCACGACCTAAAGGACAACATTCCTTTAATAGCGCAAAACGAGGAGAAGTACATGGGGTGTGCACTTACTTGCAGCAGAACAGATGCTATTAATATAAATTTTTCAAGTTCTTTGTGTCGAGATATTATAAAAGGGGCGATAACTGGTAAGACAAATGTTGTTGCTCAAGTTAGTTCTGTAAGGGAGTATAGGACCAAACGCGGTAAAAATCCGGGCCAATTAATGGCCTTCTTGTGCATTGAAGATAGCAGCGGATCATTAGATTCAGTGACAATCTTTCCAGAATCTTATGGAAAATACAGGGACTTGCTAATAGAGGGCAATACTGTTTTGATGGCTGGAGAAATTTCTAAAAAAGAAAACACTTCATTGATAATAAATAAAGTTTCGCAAATTTGAAAGGGTGTAGATGAATAGATGTCATTTTTTAGGGAGGTTGACTGAAGATCCCGAAGTCTATGATGCGCAAGGCACGCAAGTAGTACAATTCATCTTGGAGATTGAAGAGTATAGAAAAGACAAGCACGGCTCCAAAAAAAGGCGTGTAGACCTATTGGACTTTGAAGCGTGGGACTCAGCGGCTCACGCAATAAGAAAATACGCTAGAATAGGGGACATCATGGCTGTTGAAGCAATAGCCAGAAGGGACAGAGATGACTTCATAACCTTTAGGGTTACTACATTCAAGATTTTGCCACAGGATGATTTTGACGAATAATGAAAAATAAAAAAGTTTTGTTTTGCTCGGAGGCTTCGTGGCTAACAACTGGCTACTCTGTGTACACAGGGGAGGTTCTATCGAGACTGAATCAAGTGGATGGCCTTGAAGTCGCGGAACTTGCGTGCTACGCTGGGCCCAACGACCCACACCTAGAATCAGTACCTTGGAAAGTCTATCCTAATAAGCCCGACCCCAGTCATCCACAGTTGGCTCTCTATAACAACAGCCCCAGTTCGCAGTTTGGCGAATTTTCTTTTAATCAGGTGTTACTTGATTTTCAGCCCGATATTGTCATGGATATACGTGACTGGTGGATGATGGAGTATCAGCAACGGTCACCATTCCGTGATTTTTTTCACTGGGCGATCATGCCCACGGTAGACGCTGAGCCACAAGACGTACAATGGATAAACACTTATTCATCTGCCGATGCTGTGTTTGCCTACTCTGAGTTTGGTCGCGATACCATGTTGAGCCAATCCGATAATCTTAAGTTTATTGATTTGGCTCCACCCGCAGCTAGTAATAGCTTTTTTCCAGTGTTGGACAAGGCACAACATAAGTTGAAAATGGGCATAGACCCAGAGACCATGATTGTTGGCACCGTCATGCGCAACCAAAGAAGAAAGTTATACCCAGACCTTTTTGAATCCTTTAGAGAGTTCTTAGATCGCACCCAAGACCCTAATGTATTTCTTTATTGCCACACGTATTATCCCGACATTGGATGGGATCTCCCCACCCTAATGGATAAATTCAATATTGCGAACAGGGTGCTATTTACATATAAATGCAAGCAGTGTGGCGAAATTTCTCCAGACTTCTTTCAGGACGCTGTTCAGCTTTGTCCGTCATGCGGAACCATGACAAAACAATTGACGGGAATCGCCAATTCCATAAGCGAACAAGAATTGAGCAAAATATATAACCTGTTTGATATCTATGTACAGTACGCTAACAGCGAGGGCTTTGGAATGCCACAGCTAGAAGCGGCATACTGTGGCCTTCCCTTAATTTCAACCTATTATTCCGCAATGCAATCCGTTGTCGATAATTTGGGGGCGGTTGGCATTAAGCCGCTTGCATATTCAGTAGAATGTGAAACGGGATGTAAGCGTGCGATTCCAGATAATGCGGCCTTCGTGGATTCTCTGGTGGAGATGCATGAAAACAAGGACAAGCTACCCCAACTTGGCAATAATATCAACCAACGGGCTAGGGATACATATACGTGGGACAAAACCGCCGATGTGTGGTTATCGCACATCAACTCAGTAGAGCCGAAAGATCCGCGACAAACTTGGTTTTCGCCGCCTAAAATTTTTCAACCAGCGCAACAATTGCCTCAAGGTGGCAGCATGATTGATAAAGTCAATTTCATTTTTACCAATATGTTACATAAACCTGAATGGCTTGGTGGCTATCTATGGAAAAGGGTTCTGCGAGATTGTACATTCGGCTACAGGTGTGAAAACTTAAACAAAGATTTTTATTTTAGTGAGTCGCATGTCCAATCTTATACATCCAATCAGCCATTCTCCATCAATGAAGCAGCTCAAGAAATGATCCATTTTAGAAATCAAATTAATCAATGGGAACAACAGCGCTCCCAGATGATTGGAGGAACTTCGCAATGATTAGCTTTATTATTCAGGGCCCAACACACGGTGCGCCAGAATTCGATTCTGACTACGGAAAAATAGCAAGTATGCACGCAATGTCAAAATGGACTGGGCAATCCGTAGTGCAAACTGACTATACTTTTACATCACAGGACAGCATTGACTCATTAAGAAAATGGTATCCGGGTTGCGAGATTATAATCTCCTGTTCCACGGGTGACGCTGACGACCTGAAGGATGTGGATCAGTTGTTTTACTATGGGCAGGATGTAGAATCAGGGCTTAACAAGCAAATACTTACCAGTCAAGCGGTTAAGCACGCCACATACGACATAGTGTGCAAAATACGTAGCGACATGATTGCGGGAAGCAATGACTTGTTATGGTACGTCCGCAATGAGTTAGAGTCCAGACAGCGATACAAGAGAAACGAAAAATATGCCATGTTCAAAAGGTTTGTTTTTGTCCTTAATTACTTTTCTTACGTGGGGCTATTGTATCATCCATCTGATTGGATGTTCTTAGGACTTAAGGAGGATGTGCAAAGCATATTTGACATTCCACTAGACTCCTCCGAAGATTCGGGGTGGGCAGTGGGGCCAGAACAATATATGTGTCTTCGGTGTATGGAGAATAACGGTTTTGAAAAATATATAGACTATGAGTGGGTAACCAAGAAGGCCAGCTCGACTGACACACAGGGCCGGTCGAAAGACGTGGCTAAAAACAATATTGCCCACGATAAAGTGGAATACGCAAAGCATGACTGGTGGAATGTTTTTTATAATAATTTTTACGTTCTAAACACGGGATGGTATCCACGCAAATTAACGGCCAAGCAAAAAGAAGTAATAAGTAACATGGAATCCCAGATGAATGCTCAACAATGGTATCATGGTCCGGGTCAATCCGGCCTCATGTGTCAGAAATACCCCCATAGAGTTGGCAGTAGTAATGTGGACATAATAAATCATATCGAGTGGGCGAAAGAGCACTGGAAACGAGTGGGGGGCGGGGAATAAAGATGAAAGATTTTGAATATGCCTATAGCCTTTTAGAGGCACGCGCTTGTGAACCACGATCAGATCTAAGAGATCCCTTGCTTCAAGAGATCTTATCATCTTTTGGCAGTGAGTCGATCAGTATTTTTCAGGTGGGGGCCATAGAGTCACTTGATGCTGGTTTTCGAGTTGGTTCTGGGTGGAGCGATGTCATATTTGGGGAACATATAAAAAAACATGGCGGACAAATAACAGTGGTCGATATTGACCTAGACCATCTAGCGCATTCAGTATTGATGGCTAGTGGCTTAGGTTATAAAATACAGCCCATATACGGAGACGCGGTGGACTATATTAAGGAAGGCCATGACTTATATTATTTAGATGGCGCCGATGAAACACAAGACACGAAGATTGGTGGAAATAAACAGACGCTAGAGCAATTTAAAAAAATAGAACATACCAAATCTGTAGTTATGGTTGACGATGCAAAAACAAAAGCGGTGGAGCTAATCGAACACCTAAATGAAAAAGAGATTGCATTTACCACACATGAAATAAAGATGCCCCACTTGGCCAAGTTGTTGCATAATTTAGATACGCCTCCCTCGAAGAACGCACCCATAATTACCACTATGATAATCATTGACATGAGAGAAAATTCATGAAAGTACTATATATCGGCAACTATAGAGATGGAACGGGCTGGGGCAACGCCTGCCTTAATAATATCTTAGCCATGGATTCTGTGGGCATTGACGTGGTTCCACGGGCCATCTCGTTTGAAGAATCCACTCAAGATTATCCAGACAGAATCAAGGAACTAGAGTTGCAGTCTAATGAGGACTGTGACATCTGCATACAACACACGCTACCACATCTGTATTCATACGACGCCAACTATAAAAACATAGCATTTCTAGAGACGGAATCTAGCCACTTTAAAGATACTGGATGGCAGGACTACATTAATATTATGGATGAATTATGGGTGCCATGTGAACAGAACAAGAAAGCAGCGGAGTCTAGCGGTGTAATAAATCCCATTCATGTAATACCGCACTCCTTAAACATTTCCGAATATAACACAATACCGCAAGGCAACAAAGTACAAGAACTACAAAACACGTTTAATTTTATATTCGTGGGCGAATTTATAGAAAGAAAAAACCTACAGGCTCTTCTGAAGGCTTTTCATATGGAATTTGAGCTATACGAGCCAGTAAATCTAATGATTAAAACGTCTGGAGCAACTTTGGATGCGGTACAGGGCTTTTGTGATCACGTAAAAAAGGGACTCAAGTTGCGACAAGCCTATAAGAGTGAAATTGTAGTTTGCGGTAAACTGGATCGCAAAGACTACTTATCAGTATTTGATCAGTGTCACTCTTTTGTGATGCCGTCTCGCGGAGAAGCGTTTTGCATACCGGCCCTTGAGGCAATGGCAATTGGAATTCCTGTAATACACACAAAGAACACTGGCATGGATGACTTCTGTTTTGGTAATGCTGTTTCGTCCATCAGCTCTCCGTGCTTTGGTTCCGTTCAGTCGTTGCCAAACTTAGATACAGCCAAGAGCGACTGGGAAGAAATTAATATCAGGGAGCTGTGTGCTGCGATGAGGGCATCCTACTCCAAATGGAATTCAGGGGAGGCCGAACAGGAAAGTGCGGCTGCACGAAAAGCGGCCCAAAGTTACGACCATAAAACTGTAGGACAAAAAATTAAGGAGTTATTGCGTGACTGCTAATGCGACACCAAGGGCCATCCGGTCTCTCATGAGAAAGATTTCCAGAGACAGGAAACTAAATATACTCACATTTGCCACCCACGAAAGATATGAGGAAAATCTTTGCAAAACCGGGCATGAGTTTTATTCTCTCAATATAGGCAAACAATGGGATGAGACATATGCGCCGGTGCCACATAACTACCACATTATTAATCAGTTGCCACATTATATAGATTTTGATTTGGTGCTTGCTCACACTAACGATGAGCGTTTACATGTTGCGCACAGCCATCTATCCAGAACAGCAAACTCTTCTTATAATAGAATGACAATACCTATCTTAAGACATACTCACACACTGCCGGATATCAGGTATGATACCAGACAACAAATACAGTCTTTACATGACAATTTTGTAGATCATAGCTCCTTCATATCAAACTACAGCAGATCGGCATGGGGTTTTGATTCCAAGACGGCAAGCGTTGTTGAGCACGGAATAGATACTGATTTTTGGAGGCCAGATCCACAAATCACAAAAAACAATGTTTGTCTATCGGTGGTAAACGATTGGCCCAACAGGGACTGGTGTTGTGGATTCAAGCTATGGCAAGAAACAAGCCACGGTTTACCGGTAGCGGTGGTGGGCAAATGTCCCGGTTTCTCTGAGCCCGCACAGTCAACAGCACATTTACGGCAGATATACCAATCTTCTAGGATTTTTTACAACACCTCATTGCACTCACCGGTTCCTACCGCTTTAATGGAGGCAATGGCGTGTGGGTGTGCTATAGTTTCTACTGCTACCTGCATGATTCCGGAAATTATTCAGCACGGGGAAAATGGCCTTATATCCAATGACCCAGAAGAGCTGCGACAATTTTTAGAGATGCTGCTAAAAGACGAGAAAGCTGCCATAAAAATGGGCCAAAACGCAGCCAAGACTATAAAAACTAAGTATAGTATCTCAAACTTTGTTGACGGGTGGAATGAGTTATTGTATACTACAATTGAGAACTACAAGGAGTCACAATGAACATATATCTATCTCCAAACGAACCAGTAGATAAATCATATCAGTGGGTGCAAAACATTGCCACATTAGGTGGCCTTGTTTCAGATAGCGAGGCGAGAACAATCATCTGTGACATGTTTTTAGCGCAGTTCACGTATGGCGAAATACCGCAAGTATTGGCGCACCTTTATAAAAAAATGAGAACGGGATGCGAGCTGACCATAATAGAGCCAGATTTAAATTTTATTTCTAGATACGTACTAAAAAATGGCATCAATCAGGAATACCTATCCCAAACTGTTTTTGCGGGAGGGGCCCTTAAAAGTATTCCAGACATGGAGACAGTTATTGCAGGACTACCCGCAAATATGCAGATTGTGCATAGAGGATTCGATGAGGAGTCTTGTAAGTCACTACTTAAAATTAGAAGGAGCGCGTGATCATTATGAGTGTGGATAGGGCACAAACCATATGCAAGAACTGCGTCTTTGCAGTTAAAAAAAATGTAGGCTCCTCCCACGAGCAGAGCGGGTGTCTCATGGATAGAGCTAGAAAACTGGGAGTTGCAGAAGTAGCAGATGGCGACTATGTGCTTAAGCGATATTGCAATACATTTAGGCCGCAGGAATGGCTAGAGACACTATCAGCCGAACAACAAATGAACGCGAGTCAAGTAGTGTTAGATGAGGTTGCAATACGCATGGGCTTTATTGTGCGACTAGATCCTACACCAGATGCCATTAGTCAGCTAAGAATAACGCTAGAAGACATAGCGAATCAGGAAGACCACGCTCCGGCATACGTGGTTGTCATAACACCAAAGGTGGAATACAACGAAGAAATTTGGGATCTTTTTCTTGAGTTCTTTGGGGATCGTAAGGGCGTCAAATTTCATATTACGCAAACACAGCAAGATACATTTGACGTAGACGCGGCCTTTGAGCACGCTCAAAATGGATGGATGTATCTAACGACAACTGGCGAACGAGTAATGAGAAACCTGATGGCCAAAGTTAATAAATTGGTCAATGTGGACATGAAGCAACTAATGGTGGTCAGGCCATATAAGGACATGAATGGCTTTATGTTTCCTGCGTACTTGTTTAAGTTCCTCAACGGCAATAAGCCCAAGGTATACGGAGACGAGACAGTGGACGCGGGATCATTTATAGAAAAAATAGAAACAGCGGCTAAGGATAGCTCTCCAGAGCTGTTTATTGATTGGAGCGAATTTAAAAATGAAACCTAAAGTTGCCATAATTATCACAAATTATAACTACGGCAAATATATCATGGCTGCCGTAGATAGTATTTTAAACCAAACATATGGTGGTGAGATTCGCGTATATGTGGTTGACGATGGTTCGTCGGACAATTCTTGGGACTTATTGTCCGAAATTACTGATCCAGTAGAGTCATTTGCGCACATAGATCGCCCCCACTATAGTGGTCCCATGGATGTCAGACATCGGGGTGGGGTGTATGCATATAGAATCAAAAACTCTGGGGCCAGCACCGGAAGAAATGTTGCCATTTACGCCGCATGGGAGTGGGCAGATATTTTTGGGGTGCTGGATTCAGATGATGAATATTATCCAGAGAAAGTGGAAAAGCTGGTAGCAAAGCTAGTGGAATATCCCGAAGTTGGCGTTGCGTATGCCGACTATAAAAACGTCAACCCCATATTTGGTAAGAGAGAATTTAAGACATCTTATAGTGCGCAAACCCTAATGCAGCGATGCATTGTCCATAGTAACTCGCTCATCAAAAAAGAATACTTAGAACAAGTCATTCTACCTAACGGAGAGATATTTGATAGCAGGCTGCATGGCCCCGGAAGCCAAGAGTTTATAGGATGCACAGAAGACTACGACCTTTGGATACGTTTATCTAAGGTGTGCGTCATGACACATGTTCCAGAATGTTTAGCGACGGCCAACATAACCGGACAAAATCAATCGTCCAAAATGACTGCGGAAATATTTAATGAGCACGCTAAAATCTTAGGATCTAGATAGGAACGCTTTAAGATGCCCAGATTTGTAACCAAAATTACAAAAGACACGCAAACATATGTTGAGCAAGACATAGCAATCGCTATATTGAGCGCTGGCGCTGGCTCACGTATAAAATCTTACGAGCCGAGAAGCCTATTGCGGATAGGCAACAAGTCCTTGATAGAGCACCAAATATCGACTATACGTGAGTGCTTCGAATCGCCTGAAGTAATCAGTGTGGTTGGGTATGACTGCGAGAGAGTAATCAAAAAGATTAAAAACAAAACGAGAATTGTAGAGAATCAGCTGCATGATCAGAGCAACGCATCGGAGAGTATGCGGCTTGCGTTTCACAATACGCCTAGAAAGAATTTCATGTTTTTTCATGGCGACCTATATTTCAACAAAGAAACGTTGCAAAATCTAGATTACAAAAAGTCATTCATAATTATTGACACCAGTGGTCAAATAGCCGACAAAGAAGTTGGCGTCACCATAAACGACAACAAGGCCAGCATACTGTCATATGGGCTTCCGGTTAAATGGGCACAAATAGTTTATGTGACCGGCAAGGAGCACCGAATATTAAGAAACATCTTTCAAAGATACACACCATCAGATAAAAAGCTTCTATCGTTTGAGATAGTCAATAGAATGATATCTATGGGTGCCCAGTTTAACTGCTATGAGCCAGACAAAATGTCTATAGTGGAGATAGACAGAATAAAGGATTTAAGACAATGAAAATAATGATTTGTAGTGATGGAACCAACGCCCACCTATACCAACGGACGGCGTGGCTCAACGCATTTAACTCAGTGGGAGCGCAGGCAGTGTTGTGGGACAAAAACACCATCGCCGCTTTTGATGCATTTGATCAATTTGAACCTGATATCTTTTTAGGGCAATCTTACCATTTAGATTCGTCCACCCTGAAATGTATCTATGAAAGACCACACATGAAAGTGGGACTACGTGCCGGAGACTGGGGAGACCACGAAGAAGAAGTAGATAAAGAGAAATACAATATCCTTTTTTGCTCCAAAAAAGAAAAAGACATCCTTAAGCGACTGAAAGAAGAAACCGGCAAGCCAGACTTTGTGCATATCCATTATGATGATGAGGCTATAAAGGTTACTCACAATCATTTTGAGTCCATTGGCATAAAACCAATATCGCTAATGATGTGTGCGGACACGTTTGCATATCGTGACGGCAGGCTTGATCCCAAGCTAGAATGTGATATCGGTTTTGTGGGTGGATATTGGCCATATAAGGGCCAAGTTATTGATTCGTATTTAATGCCATTGCTAGAAGATGTGACCAAATACAAGGCAAAAATCTTTGGAAACCAGCCGTGGCCCGCAAATCAATATTGCGGCTTAATAGCGGACGAAGATGTAAAAAATCTTTTTGTATCTGCCAAGGTGTGTCCAAATCTTAGTGAGCCACACGCACAAAAGTTTGGTTTTGATGTAAACGAGAGAATTTTTAAGATTCTTTATGCAGGGGGTTTCTGTATCTCCGATAATGTAGCATCATATAAAATGTTTGGAGATGGCGTCGTTCTTGCTGACTCCCCAACAGACTTCAGGGACAAGATTGATTACTATCTCAAGGAGCCCGGAAAACGCATAAGTACGGCTTTAAAAGGATATAGATACGTTTCGGAAAATCACACAGGCTTCCACAGAATATCGCAAATCTTGCAAGGAGTGGGTCTTGATGAGGCATCATCAAATGTATTGAAAGCCATTCAAGAAACAGAATTAACGCAATGAACATAAGGAACCACTAAATGGTTAAAAAGGTTTTAGTTACAGGCGCTGGCGGTTTTTTGGGCAAATCGGTCTGTAGCCATATTAAAAAACTGCACGATAGATATCAATTGATTGCACTACGAGGAAAGGGTGAGTGGGATCTCACTAAGCAGAAACATGTTGACTATCTGTTGCAGGAGTTTGAGCCTGACATTGTGGTACATCTGGCGGCCACATGTGGGGGAATTGGTATCAATAAAGAAAATCCCGGCCTCTTTATGTACGATAATCTATCAATGGGCATGAACCTTATTGAGTCCTGTAGAAAGTACGGCAAATTGGATAAATTCATCATGGTGGGAACCGTGTGCGCTTATCCCAAATTCACACCGGTGCCCTTTAAGGAAGATGACATTTGGAACGGCTACCCAGAGGAAACAAATGCTCCCTATGGCATCGCTAAAAAAACTCTCATGGAGTTATTAATAGCATATGAAAAACAATACGATTTTAGCTGCACAAACTTAATTCCGGTCAATATGTATGGCCCCAATGATAACTTCAATCCTAATAGCAGCCATGTAATACCAGCCCTAATCCTAAAGTTCGCCAAAGCCATTAGGGACGGACACGCTGACGTAGAGCTATGGGGAACCGGGAAAGCTAGTCGAGAATTCTTATATGTGGACGATTGTGCTCGCGCCATTTGTATCTCGTTGGACGCCGACACTACTGCTCACCCAATCAACATTGGAACTTGCAGTGAGATAACGATCAAAGAATTGGCACACACGCTTGGTAAAATCATGGGATATGAAGGTCAAGTAGTATTTAACTCTGACTACCCAGACGGGCAGCCCAGAAGATGTTTAGATGTAAGCAGGGCTCATAAGGTATTGAATTTTAAAGCCCAAACAAAGCTGTATGAAGGATTAAAGGAAACAGTAAGCTGGTTCTATAAAAATGAAGGAAAATTCATTGATTACTTCAATCATATTCAGTAAAAACAGACCCCTACAATTGGACCTATGTCTTAGTAGTGTCAATCGTAACTTTTCTGATTCCACGCAGAATATTGTCATTCACAATAATTCAAGTGAATTTAGTGAAGCTCATGGACTACTAGAATCCGAGCATCCCAATGTAGCGTTTTGGCCACAAAGCGATTCATTATTTAAGGATGTTTTGATTGCCGTTGAGTCGTCAGAAAATGACTACATTTGCTTTTTTACAGACGATGACATAGTTTACTCACCATTTGCTTGTGTTGATTATAGTTTTTTAGAAGACCCCACTATTAGCTGTCTGTCATTAAGAATGGGCGAAAATATTACGGAAAGATCGCACGGCGGCGAAGTCGGCTTAGATGTTTGCAAAAAGCGGTTCTGGATAAGCAATGAAATGATGGCTTGGCCTAAAACTTTTCACGGATACGGATCTTACTGGTCATACGATTTGTCTGTGGATGGCCACATATTCAGAAAAAGGGACATATGTCAAATGATGGATGAGTTGTGTTATCTAGAGGCAAGATACCAATGGAACCAAACGCCCAATGAGCTGGAAGCTTCTCTACAAAGATTTTGGACTTTAGCCCCCAACCTAATTGTTTCTCCACCCCAGAGCGTTGTGGTAAATAGTCCCAACAATCGAGTGCAACAAAGCCACGCACACAACCGGTCTGGTGATCTACATGATTACGACGAAAACTATTTGCTGGGCAAGTACATGGCCGGAAACAGAATTAATATTGACTATTTAAACTTTAATGATATCAAGTGTCCACATACTGAAATAAACATTATGGAGGGGCTTGGATGATATTTGATCTAAACGCTGTTCAAGATGTAAGCGGGACCAAGATTACGGGCTCAATTCACATAGGCGCATTCGTGGGAGAAGAGCTTGAGCAATACAGGGGCTTGGGGCTCTTTAATACCATGCTCTTTGAGCCGCAGAAGAAGCTATACGACATAGTTCGCCAGAGATGTATTCTCAACGAAGTAGTGTTCAATGTGGCTCTTGGCTCCCGGCGACAAACAGTTGAAATGTTTATCTCAGACAGGGCTGGTGGCGTAGATCAGGGTGCTGGTGCTTCCAGCTCAATACTAGAACCCAAGAAGCATCTCTCTGAGCATCCCGAAGTAACGTTTCCAGAAAAAGAAGTTGTCGAGGTTCATCGTTTTGATGATTTTGCCAAGGGGCTGAACTTAGAACTCGCCAATTATAACTTACTCAATATTGATGTACAGGGATATGAGCTAGAGGTACTATTGGGGGCTGAGAAACTATTGCCCCAGATAGAAATGATTATAGCTGAAGTCAACAGAGATGAGATGTATGCCGGATGCCCCATGATAGAAGACATAGATAGCTTTCTTACAGAGCACGGTTTTAAAAGAGAGCACACAAGCTGGCAATCACCCAGCTGGGGTGATGCGCTATATATCAAGAAATAAGGAGATCGTATGGTTCCGGTGCCACAATTTAATAAAATATTTCACTACAGTAACATTAGTATCGTTACGGGAACTCTTAATAGAGTAGAGTACTTGAGAGACCTGCTGCACAATACCGTATATGCCGACGAAAGAATTGAGCTTGTTCTAGTAGACGGCGGAAGCACAGATGGAACAATTGAAATGCTGGAAGACTTAAGTCATCCTCGTGTCAAACTTATTCAGCACGGACAGCGTAGCTCCTATCCACATTACATGAATCTTGGCATACAAAACGCATCCCACGAATTAGTGTGTCAGTGGAACGACGACGTGCTCTTAGTAAACAACTGGGATGAAGTGTTTGACGAAATAAGCGACGAATATGACGCATATCTATTTAACTGGAAAACAGGAGCCGCAAAAGACATCGACGATGAAGCATGGCTTAAGTGTGATCACATAAGAGACAATGGTTGGATTATTATAAACAATGCGGACCATGAATACCCACAATCCACCGGCGAACAATACGGTGAGGTGGTTATGAATTACGGCATCTATAAAAAAAGCGTGTTTAGGCAACATGGATTGTACCATCCGGCATATAGATATTATTGTGCCGATGGAGAGATGGCCATGAGGGCTTATTATGGTGGGTGTAAATTTAAATCACTAAATAATATCAAGGTATGTGTGTTGCCCGCCGAAAAAAGAGCCATCATGGATGACCAAGACGTACATAGGTACAACATCGCGTGTCCGCGATATGTGCGGGGAGAATTTCAGAAAGGGTTTGAGTTACTATGAGAAAGTTAATAGCATTTACGCTGTATGGAGATGACCCCAAATATGTGGTGGGAATGTATAAGAATCTAGAACTACAGAAAACATTTTACCCAGACTGGGAGATGATTATATATCATGACAATAGCTTAACGTCAGAAGTTATTGATCGGTTAAGTCAATATGGGGCAACTTTGAGAAATGTAGACGGATGTGGCATATACGCGGCGGGATGGCGATTCATGGCTAACAACGAGGACAACGTAGAAAGGTTTATTGTTCGAGATGCAGATTCTAGGCTTAGCCAGCGCGAAGCGGACGCCGTACAGGATTGGGAAAAAAGTGGTAAAATTTTACACATAATGAGAGATCATCCCCATCACGGATATCCAGTATTGGGTGGCATGTGGGGAATGGTGACCGATCCCAGTATGGACATAAAACAAATGTGCTTGGATTATCAGGGCTGGAAGGCGACTAGTGTAACTGACAGGGAAAACTGGTCTATGAAAGATATGGATTTTTTAAGAGATGTTATATATCGCACATTGGGGCGTAGTGAATATTCAAAAATACATGCAGCCAGAGACTACATGGACAAGGTTGCGTGGAACAATGAGCCATGGGCCGAAGACTTTCCAAGCCCACGAAACGAGGACAAAAACTTTGTGGGAGAGATTTTCTCAATTAAAGACGGCATTGAAACAAGAGATTATCAGTACAAGGAACTATAATGCTACTAATAGCACATAGGGGAAATATTTTTGGCCCCAATCCAGAGATGGAAAACACCCCAGAATACATAGAGAAAGCCATATCCAAGGGATTTGATGTGGAGATAGACGTTAGATATTGGGATGATAAAATATTGTTGGGTCACGACAACGGCGAAATCGAGATTCCGGCAAAATGGATAGAAGGCTACGCTGATAAATTATGGATTCACTGTAAAAACTTACAGGCATTACGTTATTTTAATGATACGGAATTTAACTATTTTTGGCATCAAGAAGATGACTTTACACTAACAAGCCAAAATATTATTTGGACATATCCACGACAAAACGTAACAGATAAAAGCGTAATAGTTTGCCAGACAGTCCAAGAGTATAACGACTACGCCAGCAGCAATGCCCTTGGCGTGTGTTCGGATTATGTGGGAACACATAGATAGAAAGGAGAGCGGTATGAAGTTTGTAAGCAAGAGTTGGGGATATGAGTTGTGGATTGAAAACAATAAAGATTACTGTGGCAAACATCTTCATGTGATGCCCGATCATTGGTGCTCATTTCATTATCATAAAAACAAAAAAGAAACCTTTTACGTTATAAGTGGCGAATTGTTATTGGCGCACGCCCCCTATTCGGACGACCTTGCCAAGAACCTTCGAGAGAAGCCTAACCCTAGATACGACTGGGAGTCTAACTATAAACGCAAGTCGTGTTTCTATCACAGGTTTAAAACAGAGGTCCTCAAAAAGGGCGATAGCCTTACTATTGAGCCATATATACTACACACGTTTACAAGCAATACATCTGCTCCCTGTGATTTTGTAGAGATATCTACCTTTCATGAGGACTCAGATTCCATTAGAGTTTGGAGCTAATATGAAAATAGACAGAGTTGTGTTTTGTTTGAATTCATCTCCCACCTATTCTCTTATGTGGGACATAGTATCTGAGGCCTATGCAAAAAATACAGACTTCATACCAACGTTAATATTTTGCGGAACCGAAGAAGAACTACATAAGGAAGTCCAATCAGACTTTGGAGAAGTTTTTCTGCTGCCTAGATACGAAGAAGTTATTTGCAACTGGAACTTGGATTGGTCCGCACCTTGGACGGCTTTCTGGGCAATGGCAAATATGTTTCCCGATGATGTGTGTCTATTTTCTGGAATTGATGAAATACCCATATCTGACAAATTGTGGAATAAAATATCAGAATTTCCTGACGATAAATATATTGTAGGTTTGGGGCCTACTCCATATTCGCACGATAAGTGTCACATTGCGTCGGGACACAATTGCGCAAAAGGAAAAGTGTTCAAGGACGTGCTTGAAATAGGAGACGAACTTGAGGCAGAACTTAAAGACAAGTGGGAGAATCGTTTTAAGTTAGCCCAATATATAACCGCATGGAATATGGAGAAAAAGGGTTGGTGGGGACTAGATGAAGCTATCATTAGTAATATAATGCATGGTCATCCGAGTGTAGTTTTTTTAGATCACGGATGGGTTCAAGAAAATCTACAGGGAAGAAAAATATGCCGGGGCTCCGGGTTTAAGTATGATGTAGAAAAATTAAAATCGAAATACTATTGGACCGCACATATGCCCAGACCGTTAAGCAAGCGGAGTAATATGAAAACAGTTCAGCGACTACTAAGAGACATGGAGCCATAAGTGAAAAACATATTGATTACCGCTGCTGGTTGTCCGGGGTTTTACTCCGTCCAGAAGGCTATAAAATCAATAGATTTTTTATCGAGCGGCTTGATGATTCATGGATGCGACATGAATCCAAAAAGCATCGGTCTAAAATTTTGCGACAAGTATTTTATAGCTCCAAAAGGATCATCTGAAAAATACGTATCAAAACTTTTTGAATACTGCTCTGGCAACAAGATAGACCTTATAATACCTTGCTCTGATGAAGAGCTGATACCACTCGCTAGGTCGAAACAAATTTTTGCATCCATAGGATGCAATGTATTGGCTTGTTCCGAAACTTCCCTAGAAACAATTTTAAATAAACAAAAACTCTTTGAATTTTTAAAAAGCGGTCCAGTCAAGAACCACATACCGAAATCATTTATTTGTAATAATGTTAACGATTTTAAAAGACATTACGAGAGATTGAAAGATGAGGGATGTAATGTCTGTATCAAGCCCACAATAGCCCACGGTGGACGTGGGTTTAGAGTTATATCGGATGTCCGCAAAGAAGACCTTTTCGAACAAAAGGCAAGCCACGGAACCATGTCCTACAAGTCCTTGGTGGAAGTGCTGTCAGATGGAGGCGATACATTTCCAGACTTAATGGTAATGGAGTATATGTGTGGAACGGAATACAGCGTAGACTGCTCAAAAAACGAAAAATTTACAACGGTGCCAAGAACAAGGGAAATCATACAAGACGGAATATGCGTAGCGGGCACCACTATTGAAAACGAAAAATTGATAGATCTTTCTGAAAAAATATACAATTTGTTGGGGATAAGATACCACGCCAACATACAATATAGATATGATCATACGGGCAATCCGAAACTTCTAGAGGTGAACCCCAGATTCTCTGGAACCATGGAGCACTGTCGTGGTGCGGGTGTGAACTTTGCAGAAATAGCAATTAGAGAGTCTTTTGGTCTCCCGGCAGTTGATTACAGTATAAAATGGCAAACACGTATGACTAGAGTATGGCAGGAAGTATTCTCATACGAGCACGGTAGCAGGAATAGCGACAATGAAAACAAACTTTACCATAGGTCACTATAAGAAAACTCTTGAGTCATATATAGATTCGGGATGGGTTTTTGACGATGTTTCGCTCAGGTCTGAAAACAAGTCCATAATCATGGTTCACGATGTGGATCATGATATACTCAATTGTATAAACTTAATAAATGCCGAAAATGAGATGGGCGTTACTGCTACTTACTTTTTAAGGCTGCACGCAAGATCATACAATATGCTGTGTCGAAGCTCGATAAGCATAGCAAAAGAACTGTTAGAACGGGGGGCTAAAATAGGGCTACATTATGAACCCACTTTCTGTCCGTGCGAATCCAAGTACAGCCACCACATAGTTAAACAGATGGATACATTGTCAGAAGCGATAGGGTCAGAGGTTTCTTACTTTAATATACATGAGCCCGCTAGGACAAAGGTGGATCTATCTGGCTTTCTGTCCAATAAAAATAGATGCTATAACTCTTCGTTTTTCAAAGACTATAAGTATTTGTCGGACAGTAGCTGTAGATGGAGAGAAGGCTGTTTTTCAGAGCATGTAGATAGATGGGATCGTTTGTTGGTTTTAACACATCCCATGTGGTGGTACAACTCTTATCCAGACGAGAACTATTGATGGGTTTTAAGCAATCAAACAAAGGGACACCGCATGGCAAAGTGGCTTTGGTGGATATAGATGAAACTATATGTTTTTATCCCCAACAAAGAAAGTATGATTTAGCAGAACCAAATTATCAAAACATCGCAAAGATAAACAATCTGTATTATCAGGGGTGGCATATAACTTATTGGACATCTAGAGGCGCGATATCTGGCAAAGATTACACAGAGTATACCGAAAAACAGCTAAAAAAATGGGGCTGCGAGTATCATGATCTTATAACGGGAACAAGCAAAAATCCAAAACCAGTATTTGATTTGGTTATAGACGATAAAGCAAAAACAATAGAGGACATCTGATGAAGTGTTTAGTAGTAGGCTACGGAAACATGGGAAGTGTCCACGCCAAATATTTTCAAAAGAATAATATAGACTGGCGATGGTACGATCCGGAGCCTAAAGGCCCCAGCAGCAGAAGGATTTTAACCCTAGAAAAAGCGAAAGATTTCGACAAAATATTTATCACGTCTCCAGAACACACCCATTACGAAAATTATAAGAAGATAAGAGAGGTTGGATATGATGGCTATATATTTGTTGAAAAACCAGCCGCGTTAAATATAGACCACGTTGCTGAAATGCTGTCGGACAAAAAGGTAATGGTTGGGATGGTGGAAAGGTTTAATCCCGCTATTCAGGCCTTAAAATCTGTAATAGATAAAGATAAATTGATTAACATTGACTTTAGTAGATGCTGCGTATCCAGCAAATCATCTCAAGTTTCTATATTCGAAGACATTGGTCTTCATGATATTGATCTCTTATTTTTCTTATTGAGTCTAGATAAGGTTGAAAGCTACAAAGTATTTACAGTTGACAAGACAACCATATTCACGTCTCGTGCCCCTTTATGTAGAATGATCTGGAGCAAAGACACATTTTTTAAGGAAAGAAAGATAATAGTCAGGCAGACTGACTGCACATACGAAGTGGATCTACAAGAACAGTCGGTAATAAAGCATTGGGAAATTAATGGGCACCATGTTTCGCAGTCTTTGTTTGTCGAAAAGTCTTCACCCATTGAAAATGAACAAAACTTCTTTTTTAAGGGCGGTGTAATAGATTGCCAAAAATCGCACAACTTGTTACTAGGGTTAATAGAGCCAAATGAAGATAGGAATTTTCGCATATAATTTCAGGCACTGGAAAACTCAGGCCGGTATTCAAAACTTGTGTATGGCTGGTTATAAGCCAGAAGTAATTTTTGCAGCCGATCCCGTGGAGTTAAAATTTTATCAATCAAAAATACGAGTGTCTCCCAAGGACTTGTTTTTGTGGCATCCCAAAGAGCTGTGTGATTTTTATTCCATAGACTATCATGTTGTCAGACACAACTCTGAAGAAACAGCGACTATAGTTAAGAAGGCATCGCTAGACTTGGGGATTATACTAGGAGCTAGAATATTGAAGCCGGTAGCCTTTAGGGACTTTTCAATTGGTGTGATGAATATGCATCCGGGGATACTGCCCCAAAATAGAGGCTTAGATAACTTGAAGTGGGCCATCATTGACAAAAAACCACAGGGTGTTACCACCCACTTAATAAACGATAAAATAGACAGAGGCCAACAAATATTACAAGAAAAAATTAAAATCTATGAGGATGACACCCTCTTGGATATTCATTTAAGGCTGCAACATCTGGAGCAGAAACTCATGATAGATTCTGTGTCTGTCTTGAGCCGTTCGCCCAAACTTAAGACCATAAAAAAAGGAACTTATTATAAAAGCGTTCCGCCAGAACGCGAGGCAAAAATGATGCAAATGTTCGATGACTATAAAAGGGAATTTAAAAATGAAAAAAGTTAGTGTTATAATACCCACATATAACAGGTTTGATTATCTGCTACGTGCAATAGAGTCTGTCAAAACCCAAACATATGGCAACATTGAGATTATCGTTGTTAATGATAGGTCTAGCGAAGAGGCATACTACAAATACGATTTTGCTGGCATAAACGTATTGCATCTAGATAAAAACGCTGTCGAGCGACACGGTAGACCAATGCCGGGATGCTATCCCAGAAATATGGGGATCAAGATCTCCACCGGTGACTATGTTGCTTTTTTAGACGATGACGACCTATGGCTTCCTAGAAAGCTAGAACTTCAAGTAGAAGCAATGCAATCAACTGGATGTGAAATGTCTTGTTCTGATGGATACATTGGAAACGATCCATATAACCCGAACGAAAACTATCCAATATATAATGCAGAACATTATTGGGATGCGCTAAGGGGGATATATAGAGACAAGGGAAAGTCTCACCTCATAGAAGACGGATTTCCGGATGTATGGAATTCTGAGTTTATAAACACACACAACTGTTGCGTTACCTCTAGTGTGGTGCTGTCCAAAAGCGTAATTGAAAAAACGGGATGGTTTAATATTCTGCCGTTTTTTGAAGATTATGATTATTGGAAGAGGGCTATACAGCACACAAACTGCGCATATGTTGAAACGCCATCCTTTTATTATGACTTGGGCCCATGCCACAACTATCACCTACACTAAGGAATACGCAATGCCTCAAGCGGTAAGAAATATTTTTGAAGACTACGTAAAAGAAAAATACGATTTGGTGGATTGCATCGCCGTCAACAGTGGAACATCTGCACTGATAGCACCCTTGTGGTCCTTAGATCTACAACCAGATGATGAGGTTATCACCACCCCATTTACATTTGTTGCTACGGCTAACGCCATAGTTATAGCGGGCGCAAAACCAGTTTTCGTGGACATAGATCCAGACACCTATCTAATAGATCCAAATAAAATAGAGGAAGCGATAACCAACAAAACAAAGGCCATAATTCCGGTTCATCTGTATGGAAGAGTGTGTCAAATGGAGACCATCCTCAATATGGCAAAAAAATACTCCCTATGCGTTATTGAGGATACCGCACAGGCCTTCGGCGCTGAACAAAACGGTAAGAGTGCGGGAATGATGGGTGACGTGGGTTGCTTCAGTTTTTATAAAACTAAAAATATATCAACGTTCGAGGGAGGCATGATTTGTGTGCCAAAACACTCTAAGCTAGACCATAAAAAGATAAGATCAATATGCGACCAAGGGCAAGTTGGAAAATACAATCATGAGTATATTGGCTTTAACTTTAGGCTTGCGGAACCTTTGTGCTTGATGGCTTTAGAGCAAATGAAAATACATATGACCGGAATAAAGGCTGAGCTAGGATTGAGGGGGCCAGAACAAGGCCACTATCCTCACGTTGTTTACGATCAGCCAGCATATAGCAAACTGAATTTGCTCGGAAGCTGTCCTATCGCAGAATCCGTGGCAAAAAAAATAAGGGAACAGTAAAATATGGAAGACTTTCTACAGGTGAACAAGTTGGCAGAACTTCACAACGGTGATACAATCATCTTTTGTAAGACAGACAATATTCATCAAGATTTTGATAGACTATGGAGGAGAGAAAAGCCTGTCATATTTATAAGTGGAAATTCAGACTACCATGTAAACGACAAGCTTGCGGAAAACAAACCCAGATGTATAGTTAAGTGGTTCTGCCAGAATTATGTTGGACACAAAAGAGACGACATGGTGGCAATACCACTAGGTATTGAAAACTCCTTTCCCCCAAGCAGTAGACATACGGGATGGCAGCCAGCTCAATTTGCCGATAAGTCCAAGCTGCAAATAGAATTGCTTGGCAAAAACTATTCTCAAAAACCTAGTAAATTTGCATATGTTAACTTTAGAAATTGGACCAATCGGAAACATAGAGAGCAAGTGAAAAATGAATGCTCCCAATGGAGCCACTTCACGATGGGAGAAGAAGTAGAATTTGCGCAATTTGTTACTGATATACTAGATCATGAGTGTGTGGTGTGCGCTCAGGGCAATGATATCGGAGACAATATAAGAATTTATGAAACGCTGTATTTGAATAGAATACCAATACTTTTCAATATGTTCATGTATCAATCCCTACACTACAATTTTCCAAATATAAAAATTACAGACCTTAACCAACTCGGAGACTTGGACTACCTTAAAGAACAAAAAGAAACGGCCTACGAAAGGGCGACAAATAATTGGAGGGAAATGCTCAATGCCTCATACTGGATAAACTTGATAAAGTCCACCGAAAGAGGATTGCTATGAATGTAGTACTGCTGGGGAAGGGCCATCTAGCAATTAAGGCCGCCGAATGGATTAGGGACAACCATAATTTGGTGTGTGTTGTTCCAGACATGCCAGAACCTAAGTGGACAACCTCTTTGAAAACTTGGTCCAAAGAAAACGAAATTGTTACAGTTGAATCTGGAGACTACAACGATATAGATGAGAAAATTCAAATAGATCTAGCAATATCAATATTCTATGGCAAAATTTTTAAAAGCGATTTTATCAACAGATGTAAAAATATTATTAATCTCCACAACGCACCGTTACCCAAGTATCGGGGCGTTAGACCTATAAACTGGGCACTTAAAAATAATGAGAATCATCACGGCGTAACCATCCACAAAGTAGAGGAGGGTATTGATGATGGTGATATTTTGGGAAAAATAGTATATCCAATTTATCCAGATGTAGAAGAGGTCATAGATGTCTACAACAAGGCTCTGGAGTATGGGTTTCTTTTGTTTAAGGATGTCATGTCTAAGATTGATTACTGTCTCACAAGCGCGACCCCACAGCATACTATCGGAGAAACGCCCACCTATTATTCAAACAAAGAAAATACCCTCTTAGGAGAAAGGGGAGACTTCACAAGATGAAAACAAGTCAGATGAAAATAGGTGTTATTGGGTTTGGGTACTGGGGTAAAATAATTACCAGAAACCTGAGAGAATTAGGATATACAGATATAACAATATGCGAAAAAGCTGACATCAATTGGCATGAAGTTGGAACAAAGTACAAGCATACCAAAGACCACACAAAGCTACAGTGCGACAAGGTTTTTGTCGTGGTTCCAGTTGCAAGTCATTACGAAGTCTGTAAACACTTTCTTGAGCGAGGGGTTGATGTATTTTGTGAAAAACCACTAGACACAAATCTAGAATCCTGCCAAAAGCTTTATTCTATAGCAGATAAAAACAATTGCAGGTTATTCGTAGATTGGATTTTCATATATAACCCAGCAGTGAATAAAATAAAATGTCTAATCAAGAGCATGGGAAAACCTAAGAGCATAATCGCGAACAGAATGAATTTTGGGCCAGTCAGAAGCGATGTTGATGCGAGGTGGGATCTGGCCTCTCATGATGTTTCTATAGCCTGCCATATTTTAGACGAGACCCCATTGGAATCACAATGGCTAAATTTTAGTCGCAATAAAGCCTCCAAGCAGAATGACAGCACAGTGGGGATTTTAAGGTTTTCTGAAACAAGCGTGCAGATAAACGCAAGCTGGTCTTACGGAATAAAAAATAGAATGTATGTTCTAGAGTTTGAGGATTCTTTTTTACACTGGGACGACAACACATCTACCATGCTTTATGGAAGCGATATTATTCCGTGCGACAAACTATCGCCACTACATGCGTCCATAGAGACATTTATCAACGGAAACTTTGTCCAGAAACAGCTCACTCTAGATATAACGAGGACACTTCAAAGTAATGATCAAGTTTAACGACTTAAGCGCTCAATGGCTTGCCATAAAAGACCAAGCAATGCCAGAGATAGAAGAATTACTCGAAGCCTCACAGTTTATATTGGGGCCACAGGTCAAAAGATTTGAGGATGCTTTTGCAGAGTTTTGTTCTTGTGGTCACGGCATAGGCGTTTCTAATGGAACGGATGCAATAAAAATCGCGGCCAAAGCTCTAGAGCTTGGCGACAGCCCTAGAGTTTTTATGCCCGCTAATACCTTTGTGGCCACTTGGCTGGCTATAAAAGAAGCCTATCCAAACAGCCAAATAACAATGGTGGACATAAATGAAAACGGACAAATAGACACAAACAAGCTGGACCAACATATCAAAGATTATAGACACGGAGGCGGTAAAGATTGCTTGGTGGTTGCTGTACATATGTATGGGTGCTGTGACGCCATTGATGAAACATCAAACATAGCCAACAGCTACGATTGTCCAATGTTAGAGGATGCTTCTCAAGCACATGGGGCAAGGTCCCCAAAAGGAACGCTAGCTGGTTCAGTGGGGGAGATTGCTGCCTTTTCCCTATATCCGGGCAAGAACCTTGGTGCCGCCGGAGACGCGGGAATAATAACAACTAACAATGAAAAACTTGCAGAAAAATGCCGTATGCTCAGGAACTATGGCTCAAGGAAAAAATACATACACGAAGAGATTGGGTATAATAACAGGCTAGACTCAATACAGGCAATAATACTTTACTGGAAATTAAAGAAACTTGACGAATGGAATAAAGCCCGATCAGAAATAGCACAAAAAATAAAGTCTAAAATTAATAACAAAAATATAAAGTGGATGCTAGGAGACAACCCAAATCAGGTATACCATATCATGCCCGTGCTACTAAATTCGGAAAATAGAAGTGTTTTTATGCAGTTTCTAGGTGACCATTCTATAGAGTGTGGCATACATTATCCGATTCCAATTCACAAGATGCCATTTTTTTTGGAAGACAAAAAATTGTCCAGAACCGAGGATTACGCAAGCCGGATGGTGAGCCTGCCCATTCATCCATTTATGTGTGACACAGAAATAGACTATCTGGCAAACCATCTAAATAATTACAGGGTAAAATGATTAAACTAATTATCTTTGACCTAGATGGCGTTCTTGTGGAAGCAAGAGGAATACACTACGAAGCCCTGAACAAAGCCCTAGCGAAATTTGGTGATGAATACGTTATCAACAAGGAGGAACATCTATCATCATATGACGGACTACCAACCTCAAAAAAGCTACAAAAATTATCCGAGGAAAAGGGGCTCCCGACCTTAGTGCATCACGAGGTATGGAAAGAGAAACAAAAATGTACCCAAGAGGTAATTCGTGATGTGGTTAAAGAGGAAGACCATCTGGCAGCAATTGCAACCCTAAGAACACTAAGCACCGATGGATATAAAATATATTGCGCTTCTAACTCCATAAGGTCTAGTGTTAAAACGATGCTGCTCCGGGCTGGCTATATGGAGTATATTGATGAATATTTCTCAAATGAAGATGTTAAAAACCCCAAGCCGCACTCTGAGATCTATTTGAAGTGTATGGCTCATGCCGGGGTTAATCCAGCAGAATGCCTGATTATTGAAGATTCACATATTGGGCGTGAAGCGGCCCAAAAATCTGGGGCTAACGTGTTAGGTGTCAGGGGTATCGAGGACGTAACTATCATAAATATTAAAGACGCCATGAGCAAAGCTATCGCAGAACAGGAACCCGTAAACCCCAAGTGGCAGGGAGGCACGATGAATGTATTGATCCCAATGGCGGGCGCTGGCTCAAGATTTGAAAAAGCAGGATACACTTTTCCAAAGCCACTTATAGACGTAAATGGCAAGCCCATGATACAGACCGTGGTTGATAATCTTAATATAGACGCTAGACATATATTTATTGTGCAAAAATACCATCATGATAAATATAACTTACACAACATGCTATCTACTATTTCGCCCGGATGTGAGGTAGTAACCGTAGACGGCATGACAGAGGGTGCAGCGTGCACAACGCTTTTGGCTAAAGAATTCATCGACAACGATGAGCCACTACTGATGGCAAATTCAGACCAATTTATTGAATGGAACTCAAATCAATTTATGTACTCAATGATGGGTGACACAATAGATGCAGGCATGGCAACCTTTAAGGCCTCCCACCCCAAATGGAGCTACGCCAGATTAAATGATGATGGGTTTGTGTGCGAGGTAGCAGAAAAAAATCCAATCAGTGATATAGCAACCGTTGGCATATACTATTGGAGCAAGGGATCAGATTATGTCAAATACGCAGAACAGATGATTAAAAAAGACATACGTATCAACAATGAGTTTTACGTGTGTCCCGTATTTAATGAGGCGATCTCAGGTGGGAAAAAAATTAAAATATATAATATCGAAAAAATGTGGGGCTTGGGGACGCCGGAAGACCTACAATATTACTTGAACAACTACAGGAAAACGGAGAGGTAGGCATGATTAATATTTCAGCGGTGATTGAAGATTTGGGAACTTCCCAAAAGGCTTTTTATCTGATAAAAGAATTTAATAAGATATCTAGTAATGTCAACGTATGCGCATCTGTGTTCTTTGAAAGACCGGCAATACCAGTCACAAAGCCTCTTTTTGCGTGTAGAAGTATTTCCTTTTTATCTGCCCATAACGGCACATCTATTGCAACGACAATCCAAGAAGCGGATAGACTCCTTAAATCTAACAACAGCGCCAAGAAGTACTTATACCTTTGGGATCTGGAGTGGTTGGAGCAGCCAGTGTACTTTTCGGCGGCGTGCAGTGTGTTGAGAGACGAAAGATTGGGCATTATTGCGAGAAGTGAATCACATGCACACGCCATCACTAATTTTTGCAACAAAGAGGTGTGCGGAATTGTAGACAACTGGAACACATCACGGCTAATGGAGGCAATACATGCGGCACTCTAAAGGAAGAGTGGGATTTTTGGCGGGATGTTTTGATCTGATACATCCGGGTTACATAAAAATGTTTGAAGACGCCAAGACTGTTTGCGACCATCTGATCGTCGGCCTTCAGATAGACCCAACTATCGACAGACCAGACCTACACAAAGAAAAGCCGATTCATACATTAGAAGAAAGAAAAATTGTTCTCTCTGCAATCAAGTTTGTAGATCAGATAGAGACATACAGCACCGAAGATGAACTATATGAATTATTGAAAAATATTAACGTCGATGTCAGGATACTGGGGACTGACTACACTGACAAACCGTATACGGGCGACAGCTTAGATATTCCAATACATTTTCACAAAAGGGATCATTCTTGGTCCACCACCAACCTTAGAAACAAAATTAGGAACATCGCATGAAAGTATTGGTCACTGGGGGAGCTGGGTTTATAGGTAGCCATTTAGTGGATTCTCTTGTTAACAAGGGAAATCACGTTATCTGCCTAGATGACGAATCAGCTCAGTCTAACGAAAAGTTTTATTGGAATCCAAAGTGTATAAAGGTTGTAGAAAGTATATGTAATTATGAAAAAATACTACCTTGGTTTCGTGATGTTGATGCAGTATTCCATCTTGCCGCCGAATCCAGAATACAGCCAGCTATAGAAAATCCCACCAGAGCAGCAATGGTAAATGCAACAGGAACGTGCAACGTGCTACAGGCCTCCAGAGAATGTGGTGTTGAAAAAGTAATTTACTCTTCTACGTCATCGGCATATGGACTGAAAAACCCCATACCAAATTCGGAAGACATGCCAAATGATTGCTTAAATCCTTACTCTGTGACGAAAGTGGCTGGGGAAGAATTGTGCAAAATGTACAACAATCTGTTTGGGCTCAAAACAGTAATCTTTCGATATTTTAATGTCTACGGAGAAAGACAGCCAGTAAAGGGGCAATATGCCCCGGTTGTTGGTATCTTCCAAAGACAGGTTGCGGCTGGCGAGCCGATGACTATTGTGGGGGATGGATTACAAAGAAGAGATTTCACCCACGTTTCTGATGTCGTTAGCGCAAACATATCAGCATCCATATCTACCAACGATAATATTTTTGGAGAAACATTTAATGTTGGCAGTGGTGAAAATATTAATATGTTAGAACTGGCCGACATGGTTGATAAGAATGCACCAAGGATTCATATTGCTCCCAGAGAAGGGGAGTCTGAAGTGACTTTGGCCAATATAGATAAAATTAAACAATTCTTGGGCTGGGTTCCACAGACAAGAATACAAGACTGGCTCACAACGGAGGGTTAAAATATGAAAATTGACGAAGCATATGTAATAAAGCAATATGAGAATCAACATAGCACGTATTCGATTGCTAAAGAATTAAATACCTATCCTAAAAAGATAGAACGAATACTTAAAAAAAATGGATACACATTAAGAAGCAGATCGGAGGCACAATCTCTAGCATTAAGCTCAGGGCGTGGAAAACACCCAACCAAGGGAATTCCTAGAACAGAAGAACAAAAAATGAAAATCAGCAAGTCCAATGAGGCGAACTGGAAAAACATGTCCGCCAAAGACCGGAAAAAGTTCTCAAAGGGAGCAAAAGAAAGATGGGAAAAAATACCTCCGGAAAAAAAACGACAAATGCTTGAAAGCGCTGGACGAGCCCTTCGGCTCACCGCAATAGAAGGCTCCAAGGCGGAAAAATCCCTAAAAAATAGCTTGACAAAAGCCGGATACAATGTTATACTGCACAAAAAGGATCTAATTGAGGGAAATTTTGAAATTGATTTGTTTCTTCCTGAAATAAACACGATAATAGAGATAGACGGACCACAGCACTTTCTGCCAATATTTGGGGAGAAGAGGTTGCAGGACGTTATCAAATTTGACAGCATCAAAAATGGATTACTTACTTCAAAGGGGTACTGTGTCATACGTGTGAAGTACCTATGTAAACATTTATCACAAAGCGTAGAACGAAAACTATGGAGCTTGGTATCTAAGGAGGTGGAAAAAGTTAGGAAAAAGTTTCCACCGAAACACAAAAGATTTATTGAATTGGAGATAAGCAATGACTAAGGACTTGGAAATGGACCTGTTCGACGCAGAAAGCATCGAAAGCGAAACAAAGGACATGAAGGACACTAAGGAACCGGAGCTTACAATGCCAGCATATGGCTCTAAGGAATGGAGCGATTATGTTATGAGTAAGTTTGAGCCTCATGAATTAATTGATGGCAATCCGGTGTGTGCAGGGCTTAGGCGCGTCACAGAAGACGTGCTAGGATCTATCGTGAGCAGTAGGCCATCTCAAGTATGGCCATCTACTGACGTTAACGGGCCGGGAAGAGCCACTGTCATATTCGAGGTGGTTATTAATTGGATGGACTCCGGAGAATTTAGGACTTTCGCAGAGGTGGCAGATGTTTGGCACGGAAATACCGACGACCTTTTCTGTGCGCACCCTGTGGCTACAGCAAGCACCAGAGCAGAAGGAAGAGCCCTAAGAAAAGCTCTTAAGGTCAAATGCTTGGCTGCTGAAGAACTAGCCAAAAAAGATATTGTCTCAATTGTGAGACAGTCCGTTGACCAAAACGTAGGCGTAAGCGGTGAATGGAAAGAGGAATCAAACATTAGTCTGCCTCAAGTAAATTTCATTGACGGAAAATGTAAACAATTAGATATCCATGTGCTTAATTTTATTAACGCCGGATCTGAGAATTATTCCTCTATAAACGACGTAAGCAAAAAAACGGCGTCCAAAATGTTGGCCACGCTAAATGAGTACCAAACTAAAACCAAAAATATCCCAGAAAAGATAAAGGGATATGATTCAAACTGGAGGTAAAAATGAAAGCTAGCAAAACAATCGGAAACATAACCATAGAACTCGAAGGCGAAACACAAAAAGACCTGTTTAAGCAGCTTTCTCATTTCGAAGAGGTGTTTGGAGAAAGTGAATGTGGAAAATGCGGGTCGGAAAACTTACGACATGTCGTCAGGGAGAATGACGGTAATGAGTTTTATGAACTTAGGTGTAGTGACTGTGGTGCCAGACTGGCGTTTGGCGCCCATAAAAAGGGTGGCGGATTATTCCCGCGACGTAAATCTCAAGACGGGGAATGGCTGACAGATAAAGGTTGGCAAAAATGGAACCCAAAAACAAAGTCTTTAGAGTAAAACATGAAAATCAATCACTCAAGCCTTTGTGTGTTTTTTGCTCTGACTAATTTTTATTTTTTCTGCGTGCTCGATAGTATGCTCAGTCTTTGGATTGCGATACTGATGATCGTGTGTGCTAAGATAAACATATGTCTTGAGCAAAACGGAGACGGATTCTAGACTTTATCTCGTGAATCCCTTCCATGCAGAAACGGCAAAAGCATAGTCACCTATAAATCTTGAGTGCCTAATGGGAGGATGTGGAGGAAATGGCTCTCCTTGTCTGCCATGAGTATACATGCTATGGGCAGCAATGGGAAACACTTTTTCCTCTAGAAAGTCTTGGTCTGAAAACCTGTAAAAAGGTTTTCGTCTTGTCCACTCTCTAACCATGTTCTCCATCGTATCTGGAAGAGAATACTGCTCTCCCTCAATGGTATTATTACATCCCCACATGCCAGCACCCATTGCGAATGAATCATGATGTGGGTGATCATGTGTTCTATGCCATTTTAGTTTTTCTTCCTTTATGGTTTTTTCTTCCCACCGTGATTGCCATTCAGGTGTACCAAAGGCTGCCCACAGGCCGCTTACAGCAGATGGCGGTATACGTAAGCCATTAAGCCACTGTTCCACAGACAGGGCCTCTTTTTCATTAACAACAGAATCTGCGTCTCTAACAATACATACGTCGGCATCATCCACAGCCAAAAACCTCCAGAGGGTTTTCCCCTCTGTCCAGTCATCCATGCGAATAACTTCTGCGCCAAGATACTCTAATTGTTTGCATACCATATCTTCATCGGTAGTGTAGAACCTGCACTTCCAGTCTGGATATACTCTTTTGGCCTCAATGACATTAACCACGGCACCCACCTGAAAGTTTGGTTTATTGCCATATAGTGAAAAGCTGATTATTTTTTTCATTTAATAATTTTTTCCATCTCCATGCCCAGCATCTATATAAACCAAAGGCTCTTTAAGAGCAACGCAATTACTATGTTCTATTATCTTTCTCCAATAGGCCGTGTCTTCTGCGCGTCTCTTGATAGGAAAATATCCAGCTTTTTCTATTAGACTTTTATGCATCACAATCGAAGAACCTCCGCACGTACAATTCCAAGCATATATTTCATCGGGGCCCCATATATTAGCCTCGTTCTCGTACATTTTATATAACATTGAAAGCCTGTCTCTAAATTTTCCTTTAAGTGTTCGCCAGTAGTGATCAAGATGCCATCTCTTATATTGCTTTTCCGAATCGTAGACGCCGTATCCGAATAAAGCCTCTGTACAAGATATTTTGCAATCGTGAATTTCCATTTGCGATATCTGCTTTTCCAGTTTGTTTGGCAGCCAATAATCATCGTCATCTAGGAATGCTACATAGTCACCGCTAGATATTTTCATACCTATATTTCTTGGATGGGCTCCCGGCATCGGTGATCCATGTCTTTCTATGGCTCCCTTGTCAAGATGAACAGCAGTAGCTTGCGGGAAGCTATATTCATAGTAAGACTCTTCCGTAGAGCAATCGTTAACAATAATAATTTCAATATCTTTATATGTTTGATTTTTAACAGATTCTATGGCGTTAAGAAGGTATTTAAATCTGTTATATGTTGGTATTATTACACTAACTTTCACACCAGACTCCTACATTTTTTCATAGTTCTATTACTTTAAGCATTTTTCTAAGGCCCAAGCCCAGTGGCCCTGATTATCCACCTCTCGCTCTATCGCCCTATCTATTCCCTCTTGTCCTCGAAGCTCTCCATGACTTGGCTCATTAAACTTATACATAACATTCGAATGACTGTACTGTATTTTATCTGTGGGAAATGTGCTCATATAAATATCTGGACCACCTAATCTATGTTGGCGTTTATATGTTCTATATTCAGATAGATGGAGGTGTTTAATCTTAATGATTTTAGAGGGATTTAAAAGCCTTAGCCCACTAATTGTAGCGAGATAGGCAATCATACCATCACATCCCGGTCGCCCCATATAAAAGCCGCCTTTCTCAATCATTTTTGTTGGAAGAAGCGGTTTAAAAATCCAAGCGTCTTGGGAGTTCTTTCTTACCCTGACTGGCTCTTTAAATTTTAGTGAGTTGTCTTTCATAACATCCCACCTTGTGAGGCAAATAAAGTGGCCGTCTAGGTCGAAGTCTGGAGCATTTTCTATTTCATCCAAGCTTTCATCAAATGAGATATCATTGTTGCACAAGACACAAGTCTTACCCTCTAGATGGGCATTGGCATACTCAAAGAAATCAGAATATGTGCTTCGCTGAGACACAGCGTGTATCTTAATTTTGTCAAAATGATCTTGGCTCAATACGCGATTAAGGCTGTCTATGTGCTGCAAATTTAAAGAAGACGGCTCCACAAACAATATAATCTCGTGTATTTGTGACATCCTGCAATTAATCTCAATGCTTTTAAGTATTTCTTCTGTTCTTTTTGAGTATGAAGACGTAAAATATTCCGTGAGTACGGTAATACCCATATGTAGTGCTCCTGTCCCGTGATCGTCACTAAGGGGGCTAGTTCCAATTCGGCCAGAATAGGTGGCCTACCACCACCCCCAAAACAAAAGCCA